GATTAACCCGTTAGGTCAGGTGGCTTAACTTAAATAAAAAAGTCTCCGACAAACCCGGTACGGTTCAATATTAAATAAACAACCTTCAAGAGAAGCTTATAAGGAATGTCTAAGTGTATTTGATGAGGCTATTATAATAGGTAATCGGATCATAAAGTAATTACTCTTAAAATGTATGTCATAGTATTGATATGCCGAATATGGAGATTCTTATGTGTGCAAACTATGAACCTATATCGAAAGACCGGGTACACCTACTAGATCTCTTCGAACCTACTTTCGAATATAATGCGGATATTTATCCGGGTTACGATTGCCCTCTTATATTTTCTAAGGATGGCCACATTGAATGGCGGCAGGTAAAGTTCGGCATGATCCCACCTTGGAACCATGATTTAAAGTTTTCGAAATACACATATAACGCTAGAACAGAGACAGTTGATAAGAAACCGAGTTTTAGACATGCATGGGCTAAAAGTCAGTTTGCACTAATCCCTGTAGAAAAAATTTATGAACCGAGATATGTGAATGGCAAGGCTGAGCGGTGGGGAATTTATCGTGAAGATGGTCTACCTTTTACAGTAGCTGCTATTTACGATTCGACTGTAATTGATGGGCAGCAAGTTAGATCAATGTCTATGCTGACTATTAATGCAGATAATCACCCTTTCATGAGCCAGTTCCATAAACCAGAAGATGAAAAACGATCGATTATTGTAATCCCTGAAGAATACAGGGAAGATTGGTTGAACTGTAAAAAAGAAGATGCTGATCAATTTTTCTTTGAAATGCCGATCGGTGAATTTACTGCCGAATATTTTCCTAAACCAAGAAAATCAGCCAATTAAGTGCGTAGAATTTCCGACCAAATGCACTTTTGGCTACGTCAATTTTTGACTTCTATTTGTTTATCCACAGCTTTTTAAATTTGAATTTAAGCTCATCTCTAGAATATCATCTTGAATATGTAACAAAATCAAGCTAGGGGATACATATGAGCGAAATTGCACCATCCATTATCAAGATAAAGCCATACCTTCAAAAAAGTTTTGTTTTATCTGAGGCCTTATCTATCAAACAAGTTGTACCATCAACTCATCTACTCATCCCTTACGCATTAGAAAAAATCAATGCAGGTTTCCCCTCTCCGGCTCAAGATTACATCGATAAAGCGCTCGATATGAATGAGCACTTAATCAAAAATGCAACTTCAACGTTTATTGTCAAAGTTGCATCACTATCAATGCTCAATGCGGGTATAGATATTAATGATGAGTTAATTGTAGATCGAAGTCTTGATGCCAAACACGGCGATATTGTTATTGCACTAATTGACAATGAATTCACAGTTAAACGTTTAATGATCGATGAAAAAGGTCAATGGCTTAAAGCAGAGAATCCGGATTATAAAAATATTTATTTAGCGGATGGTCAAGAATTAATAATTTGGGGTGTTGTCACTCATATCATTAAAATGACACGGCATTAACTCATGAAACATGAGAACAAAGTATTTTTTCTCATCGATGTGAATAACATGTATGTTTCATGTGAAAGAGTCTTTGACCCAAGTTTGAACAATAAACCCGTTATTGTGCTCAGTAATAACGATGGGTGTGCCGTAGCTCGTAGTAATGAATCAAAAGCTTTAGGCATTAAAATGGGTGTGCCTCTTTTTCAAATTAAAGACATTGTTCAGCAACATAACGTAATTGTTCTTTCAAGCAACTATGCAATGTATGCAGAAATGTCACGGCGCTTTCATACGATCCTTGCTTCTTACGTAACTTCAGAAGAAGTTGAACCATACTCGATTGATGAGTGCTTTGTTGATTTCACCGCCTATGAAAAGAATTTTGACTTAGAAAAAGTCGGGCAACAAATGCGCCAACAAATATGGAAATGGCTAGGCTTACCTGTATGCGTAGGAATCGGCAGAAGTAAAACAGAAGCCAAGATTGCAAATCATATTGCAAAGAAAAACCCCGGCTTTAACAGCGTTTGTGATTTAGTGAATATGGATCCGTGCAACAAAGAATATTACTTTGCTCAAATAGATGTGAGTGAAGTCTGGGGCGTCGGTCGTAAGCATTCAAAAAAGTTGCAAAGCATGGGAATAAATACGGTGCTTGATCTGGCATGTGCTGAACCTCGAGAGATGCAAAAGAAATTTTCTATTGTCATGGCCAGAACCATTTACGAACTGCAAAGTATCTCATGCATTGAGATCGAGCACACCCCACCCTCAAAAAAACAAATAGTTGCAAGCCGGTCTTTTGGCGGTCGTGTAACTGAACTAACAGATCTAAAAGAAGCTATCTCTATGTATGCTCAAGATGCGTGTAAAAGACTTCGTGATGAAGGTCTTTTATGTGGATGCATGATTGCTTTTGTACAGTCAAACCCTTTCGATCCAAATGTCCCTTTTTATAACAAATCAATTACCGGTTCGTTTTCTGAACCCACAGATTGTGCTATTGATTTCGTCAAAGCAGCAACAAGGATGTTAAACGACATATACAAAGAAGGAATTAAATATAAGAAGTGCGGCGTAGTGCTGACATGTTTAGAGCCGAAGTCTGGCCATACTTATGACCTACTTACAGATTTTGAAATGATAGAAAAAAAGGAACAATTGATGAGAGCGCTTGATAACGTGCATACAAAATTTGGAAAGAAAAAGATTGGCGTCGGGCCATGTTTTGTGCCTAATCGAAAATGGAGCATGAGCCGCGACAAACTTAGCAGGAATCCTTTTAAGTGGGATGAGCTACTTACTATTAAAAACTGAATATTATTTATATACTTACTTAAATTTAGTCATTTTTAAGAAAATTTATGAGAACTAAGGATCTTGTACAAACAATTTTTATGCTTTGTAGCGTTATTACAATATTTATTTTTGGTGTGATTTATTATTTGATGTTAAGTGATAATAACTCTGAAGGAATTATAAAAGAAGCCTTAACATTAACAGCGAATTTTTTTGGAGGTATTGCTACACTAGCAGCTGCTTATGTAGCAACAATATTATTTAACGATTGGAAAGAACCATATCATCAGGCAAAGCTAGATAAATGCATAGAGGATATTATTGACACAACTTATAAAGTTATTAATTATTTTGTAATGAATTATTCTCAAAATATAATTAAAATTCAATCTAAAATAATAAAAAAATTACAAGAACTTGATAAAGTAGAAAACCAAGAAGAAAAAATAGAAATTTTAAGCGAGATAGATGTTTTAATATTAGAACTAACACAACAGCCAAGTCTATTAAGCCAAAATTTATATAAGTTAATTCCTACTTTTCAAAGATATACAGACAAAGACCATAAAGTAATAGCAGCCCTCTCTGATGTTATGATGCGTTTAAATGTATTTATAGCCAACCTTGTGACTTATAAAGGTCAGATCATCAATGCTGTCAATCAAAAAACTATAAATGAATTTATTGAGAGTGAGCAAAACAAAGGGCTTTGGGTGAAAATATCAAAATATGAATATTTATCAAAATTTATTGAAAAGTCTCAAGAAGTACAAGCTCAAGTAAAAAAGACAAACTCAACTAAGCTAGTAAAAAGCTATTTATCAAATAATATTTTTTAATTAATTTAAGGTAATACATTATGTTAAAAACTAAAAAACTATTAACAAATACTATTGGCTCGATTATTTTCATATCTATTATATTTTTCTTTTTTACTTATTGGCTATACCTGTATAATAAAATAGATTCTCCACTTAAAGAGACTTGGACCCTGACGATAAGTATGTTTTCCACCTTAGCTACTATAGGGGCAGCAATTATAGCAGCAAGTTTATTTAGTAATTGGAGAGATGAACATAATCACAATTTAAAAAGTAGTATTTTATTAGAATATTTAAATCGATTAGATATATTAGAAGAAGTATCTACCCGATATTTAGAAACGCTCAAATACCATAGTAAATATTATAGCTCGCATAATAATTCATTTTTTGCTAGTGGTACCGAAGTTGAAGTGTTCATTGAGGTCCTTGAATACTATCATAAACAATACTATGAGGGAGGTTTTGCCTCGTGGACTAATGCAAATAAATTCAGTTTACTAGATGATCTTGATTTTAAAAGAGTCTATTTAAGTATTAATGGAAGTTTAAACAAAGGTTTTGAAGTGCAATACAAACTAAAATCATTGTTAAAGAGTAAAAATTTCGAAAGTATTTCAGAGGCGGACATCCAAAAAGAAATAGATCTAGCTATCGAAGAAGTTATCAAAGTTTTAGATCAAATAGAACAAATTCGGTCTAAAGCAATTTCAGAGATAAAAGCAAAAAATTAATTAATTCTAAATTGTAAACTAATAGGGGTTAAAATTATGATTTATAAATTAACACTTTGGCAATATAGAATAAGTGTATTTTGTACGGTCATGTTCCTTGTCTTAAGTATTTTTTGGTTCATTTTAGATTGTTCACGTCTCGAACCATTAGTTGTACTTTTTGGTGGTATTGCAGCATTAACAGGTCTTGTCTGGCCTAAACCTAATTATGGCAACAAGAGATTAAAAGGGCGAGATTCTTTCAATTACTCATCAAATAATGGAATTTTCACTATTGGTATTGATCAGCTTACTTTTGCTACGCAATGGTCTAAAGCTGGTGGTGAATCAATCTATTTATATAATGATCAAGACACTATTGAAGTAATCGCATTAGCTGACAATGTATTTTCTTTTAATGAGATTAGAAATGCTGAAGCCTTCGATTTCACATCAAGGTCAAGAGAAATAAAGGAAAATGAAATTGCGGTATTAAAAAATAATAACGGATATTATGCTTTAATTAGAATAGTTGATGTTAAAGATGTTTCACGTAGAGATGACAGAGATGAATTAACAATTGAATGGATTATTAATCCTGATAAAAAAACTGATTTTTCTTAAATAAAGCCCTCCTCAGAGGGCTTTCACACAAATTCCTACATTCACATTGTTATTGATCGTATGAGCTGTGCATCCTGAAAATAGAATGCACAGCAGTGTGATTGTGAAAGCTATCTTTGAACGTCTGTATTGAAAGAAAGTCATATAACAACCCGATTGGCAATCCAACCATAGAAAAACTGTTCCTGCTTTGGATTACGCTCACAGATTTCAATGTAGCGTTGCCCTTGCATGATATTAAGAACACGCACCAGGACTTTTTCTCCCTCCTTCCCTCGTTTTGACAGATAGGTTTTTAGAGCTCTAAGAGTTTCAGATCCATAAACACCATCAACCTCTAAATCTGCATATCCAGCTTTTCCTTGGTTGTTTAGTAAGTTCAAAGCTCGTTGTAAAAGAGGTTTTGCAAAGCCGGTACCGCAATTCACACCAGTATCTAAAAGCTCTTCAGCTACCGCAGAGGAAATTGCATTAACCTGATCAAAACGTGGAGCAGTCCAATAGTTTTTGCGATAAATTGCTTTGGCCACATCCAGAGGTAAATCTCGCATACTACCTTTGAATCCATTTGCTCGAGCAACTGCTTCAGTAATTCCATACTTAGTTGCACCGCCGCGATCTGCTGGGTTATTTACGTACCCGCCCTCACGCTGAATTAATTCATCAAGATATTTTTCAATGTTCATTTCGGTTTCCTTCAGATATAAAAAAACCGCCCGAAGGCGGTATTAACTGTTTTCGACATCTCTTTTGGCTTTCTTAACTTCTTTAATTACTTCGACAATCGTTTTACCCTCTTGTTTGTCAATAAAGTTGAAGATCCATCGGACCAAAGCCCAACCGGGAATACCACAAATAAAGAAGAAGCCACCTAGTGCAATCATTCCCCAAATATCTGTAATCCATTCATGTAGTCCCCACTTCACAATAATGAAAGAGCCGCCAGCAAGACTTGATACGACCGTACAAATCAAACCAACTGCCCACTCTTGTGGTGAGCGTGGCATACGAGTCATTAATACAACTGCTGCAACTAAAGCAACCGCTAAAGTCACCATAATTGCTGCACCGTAGAATTTTAAAAGTGCTGTTAAACCGCTAGTTGAAACAGGTTCCATGCCTTTTACTCCAGATCATAGGCAAAAAAAAGCACCCATTTGGGTGCAATGCTTTTGTTAAAATCAAGCTTCTAAAGTCGCTTGTGTCACTCTCGCCGAGTAGTTCCATGATGTTGGCTTCCAGACATCACGTGCTGCAACCCGAATGTAATAAGTCGTGGTTGAATCCAGATTTTCAATTGTGCAGGCATTCTCGGTACCGGTCCAACTCGCGGCCAGCGTTTCCGGATCAAAGCTGGCATTTTTGCTGATCCACACCTGGTAATCTTTCAAGTCTGGCACCTCACTTGGTATCCATGTCACCGTGATTGAGTTTGATGTAGCCGATGTATAGACATTGGCCAAGATTGGAGGGACTGGATTGCTGATATTCAGGTCCGTAAATGTACTGGTACCGTTTTCTGATTTGCTCGCAACACGGATTGTATAGTTACGCTGCACTCCATCCACTCTAGCTTCTTCCATCGAATAGGTGTATTCAGCACTGGTCGTTTCAATCGTTCTAAGCAGAGTGCTTCCAGACGAGACCTGCACAATATAACCCTGTGCGCCAGCAGCAAACTGCCATTGCACCTTAAATGAACTACCCACAAATGGCGACTGTAGCGATAATCCCTTAACACCTGAAGGACGCCCACCGTTGAGTGTATGGCTATAAGCTGTGACCTCATCAAGAGTTTGTTCTTTCTGCTGCAGGCCATTGAAGCTGGTGAATTTCAAATAGATGGTTTTATTAATCAGATTCGAATTGAATTCATGCTGAAAGATGGCTTTATCTATTCGCACAAAGGATTCACCGGCATTATGCGCTAAAGCATCATCAAACCGTCCACGTAACACACCTCCAAGCGTATACAAGCCAGATCCATTTAAAGTTGCATCGACATAGCTGACATATTCATCACCGACTCTGCAGAGAGTAGTATTCACCTGAGCATCTTCAGACGTTCCACTAAAAATCTGACTGGATGTATTTAGCTGGACTTGCATTGCAGTTGCACTGGAATTAATTGCAGCAACTAACTGGCCATAGCGTGCAGATCCGTAAATTGTTCCAATCATTTCATACGTTGTATTGTCCAGACTCGCCCAGACATTACAGCCGCCCCAGTTGCTTCCACCCGATGCTGCTACCCATACCTGATTTTTACCATCCGTTAGATCGAGCGGCGGTTCAAAGATTACCGGTGCATTAACATTACCAGGTTCCTCGTTACCCCCTTGATAACCATTTGACGCCTGTAAGTCGTATTCAACTGCTGATCGAGAACCCACCGCTAACTCTTCTGCAGTCACGGTAAGCAATCCATCCTCATCTTCTTCAATGCGCGTGATACGCACTGGGAAGCGATCTAAACCCAAAGACTCATCTGTGAGCGTCACGATATCCATCGGTTCGAGTCGGCAGTACTTCCAGCCCAGATCAAACTCATATTCATTGCGCACGTAAAGTTTGCGCTGTAGCAATAATTGCACAGCATGTCGGGCAATCTTCGGCTCACAGAAAAAGTCGTACTTCACTGGATCCTGAGTGCGTAGTCCAAACATTTCAATGTTTGCTTGGTCTTTCGCTTCGACCGTCTCGGTATTGTATTGATTGAAGCGATTCACGTACTCAATCTGACAGTGATTAAATGCATCCGTATCACGGCTACGCTTCACGCGAACGGGCTGATCATCACCAATGAAGTCATCATCTGTTAAATGATAGGCTGGTGTGAGATCCGGTGTAAACGTGACTCCATTTCCCGATACCGCAGTGTCACCATAAGATCTAATTTTTAAGCCATCCGGGCTGGGTACGATTGCACAATTTACCGACTCAACAATTTCATTAATGATCTCATGCGCTGCACGCTGTTCGGTCAGTGCAGGACTGATAAATAAGCCGGTGGCTGTACAGTAACGGCGAAACTCTGAGAGATCCGCCACATTCAAATTAGGTGCAGCACCATAGCGTGGATGACTAATTAGATCCTCAACAACGTCGGCCGGATTAGCATCATGAATCGTATCTGAAAACGTAATGTCGCTAATCACTTCAAAGTTATGATTCGATAATGATGCACTACCACCTAAGTCATAATTTGCACACGCGATATAGCCGAGAAATGGATAGTGTACTGCCTGATCAGGATGCATTGACGCCAGATAACCCCACACTGGGTTATGATCACCGTCGAAGAGTTCAAATCCGAGTTGATCAATTGGCTTGAGCTGCACACCGCCTTCAGTTTTTGGAACAATCTGCTCCTTATCTCGCCAGATATTGCCAATATCGCGTATTTTGGTTTCGCATAAACCCAGCATTAACGATGCGCTGTATGTATACGTTGTATTGCTTGTTTTCGTTTTACCGCCCTTACCTCCCGACTTGGTTGTCGTAGTATGCGCAGTCGATGAGAAATCGCCATACCAGAACATATTCGCAGCCAACCGGTTTTTGCCGTAGACCAGTGGCTGGCATAGTCCATATGCAGATTGCTGAACACGCATAGAGTTGATGCGGTTGTCTGATGTACTGATTGTTGTACTACCAAAGATTCCACCCATTATTTTTTCAGCCTCTTCATACGAAAAAACCCGGCGATTCGCCGGGCTAAACTTCCTTTGGTACCATCTTGAAGAATGACTCCCAGATGGATATATGAATGAATGATTGTTGGCCATTCAATGACAATTGCGCCATGGCTGACACATTTGCCAATTTTATAAAGCACAATATCCCCCGGCTCTGGTGGCCCGTCCACTTCAAAGCAGACACTCCTGATATGCTCAAGATAGCGCTCACCCATCTGATGCATATGCCAGTCTGGCGGATACGGACGCGGATCTAAATGGTCCATGAGTCCAACTTTTTCATAGACCTCACAGATCAGCGTACCGCAATCCACACCCACGCCTTTGACACGGCCTTGGTGGTGATATGGGGTGCCGAGCCAAGTCAGTGCTTCTTGAACAGCGAGCTGGTTTTTCTGCATAGACTCCCCTAAATTTTGGTAATAAAAAAACCGCTAAATGCGGCCTTTTATATCATCTTGGTTTCAGACAACGCTTCAGGCTTCGGGCGCTCAGCTTCGTACTGCTCTTCTGAAATGAACTCGACGTTGTGAATTGTCGAAAGTGTATTTGTGTCAGATAGCTCACCCATTGTGATGACAGCACCAGTGTCTTTATCTATAACTTTGTAGAACTGCCCATCTGTAATTGTATAATCAGTCATTATACTTGTCCTCCATCTGTAATTGTCCAACCTGCACTTACTAAATTTGCTCTAGCACTCGAAGATACAGAAGAATATTTTGATAAACCCATGCCCAATAATCTAGGTTTAATTCTTGATGCCCACTGGTTTCTTCTTGTCGTATTTACATCTAGCCATAAAGCGTTCAAGAAATCATCATAATAGGATGTTCTATATGCCTTACCCTCCATGAAAGAATCCAAAGATACCTCTACGTTGAACTTAGGACACCATGCTGCTAGTGGCTGATCAAACGCCGTTGCATATGCAAACATTCTCCACATGTCCAAACACGCAGACACGTTCCATGATTCCACAGGCTGATTAAATGACAAAGCTTCTTCAAAGAACTGCGCAAGATCCGTACACACAGATACATCCAAAGCTGCCACTGGCTTATTGAACGACTTGGCTTGGTGCATGAACATCCTTAATGCTGTGCATTTAGAGAAGTTGAGGTTCTCGATGGTCTGATTGAAGGATTCAGCCCCCATGAACATTTGACTAGCCGTCACAACAGATCTTGTATCCCAGTTACTTAGTGGCTGATTAAACGACTTAGCGTACTTGAATAAGCCATCCATGTATTCGACCTTTTGAACATTCCAGTCGTTCAGGTCCTGATTAAACGCATGCGCGTTTTCGAACATATACGATATATTTGTGGCAGAAGACGTGTCCCAGTTGCCAATAGGCTGATTAAAAGACTTGGCCCAGCCGAACATAGATGAAAAATCAGATACCTTAGAGGTATTCCATTTATCCAAAGGCTGGTTGAAATCAACACAATTCGCGAACATCCCTGCAAATGCAACGGCTGATTCCGTTACCCATGAATTTAGGGGCTGATTGAATGGAGTCCCTTGAAACATAGAAGAAAACTCAGTTATTTTCCTAACATCCCACAAGCTCAAATCCTGATTGAAATTAGGGGAATTATGAAACATACTTACGGCATATACTACGTCAGACATGTCCCAGCCTGATAAATCATATGCCACAAATTGGTTCCAAAACATCTTAGCCATACTGTTAATAGTATACGGTCTTCTAGAGTAATCGATCTTCATCTGATCTGGTTTGTTTCCGCCACAGAGAGATGTATCGGTAAGATAATTGTTGAACATCAACTGACAACTTTTCAGACCATCATCGATTTTTATTTTAAAATAACATACTATTTGTCTAGGTAAAGTTAACTCAGTAGTATCAATCGCGATAGGGTTCTTTGGAACTACCAGTCTATCTGGAACATTTGCGGCCCATGCGACGAATTTGCCTCCGTTTATGGTGATAGGGTTTTCAGCATGTGAAAGGCCCCATGTCCAGAGTTCAACCTCGTCGGCTCCGTTAGTTCTGCGATAAATCGCAATATTGCACTTGCCTAATTTAGGGAATACTTTAGATCTAGTATTGATAGATCCGTCTGTTTTAAGTAAAAGAGTATTTGACATATCTCACCTGATTAATTGATTAACCATACCGTATCTAGGTAGTTGATTCTGGCATCGATATACCTATATGCCTGCTCTAGATCTGGATAATTACTATTGCCGAAGATCGGTGTTACCCCCCATTTGGCTTTATCTTTCGAATAGATGTCTCTGGGGATATTTCGGGCTACTTCCACATAATGCTTAACTACCGCATATGTAGATATGTCTCCGCTTTTTCTTAACTTTGTGTAAAGCTCACGGATTTGAGGCAGATATACTTGTCTAAATCTAGGCCAGATATCACCACTGACAATGAAACCTGTTTGAGTGGCTCCCGCGTTTTCGCCAGTAAACCAGTTTAAAGTCCAGTCCAAATCGTAAGGCAGAATAGACCAATGGATATTGTCCCATGTCATGATATTGTAGTTATTGCCATTGATATCCCAATGCCCAACTAATTCAGCAAAGATGTAAAATATCAACCAGTGAGGTAAAACCAAAACAGAAGCGTGGTTTTGATAATTACTATCTAAGTCCTTAGTAAAGTTGAAAAGTCTTTCGATCGAGGTTTGTACCGCAGCAAATTTACTGGGTACAGGCCCTTGGTCTTCATATCCTGACATTTTAGGAGACTTTATTTCCCAGTCATGTGGATCAAAACTTTGACTCAAGTGTGCATCATATGTTGCACTATCTAAAAAGATATGGTTCAAATCAGCATTGTTAAGTGCGTAATTTTGTCTAGTTTTCTTTAATCTTAAGGTATATAGACCATAAAACTGATTATTTAAATAGACAACACAAGGTATTCCGTGAGGATAGTACTTTGCATCAGCTGTGTATTCTGCATCTGCTTTCCTATCAGTATTTGCTTGATAAATAATATTATTTACTTTGCAGTAAGGATAATCCAGTTTTCTTACAAGGCTATTCCAAAATCTGTAGCCACCTTGGTCGCGGAAATGGGTAGGGTCCCTGTAGAATCCCTTTAAGTGAAAAGAGTCAGTGGCGATCATGCTACCTACTTTGACCTTGAGCGATTCCATATCTGAATTAAAAAGATCCAATGTGTAGTTTTTCTTATAGTCGTATGCTGACCCTTGACCTTGGACCGTTACTTCCATGTTTGATTTGAAAAATGTCTGAGAGTTAGATGGGTCGCTAAACGAACACACACCCGATACAGTTGTCTCGCCTAAATCGGTAGGCGGCTGGCCCACCATAGTGAAATCGATCCTGTAAAAACTCAATTCAGGGATGGCGATTTCGGTTTGCTCGATCACTTCGTCTAATGATTCCGAGCTGCTACCGAAAGGAGTAACTACTTCATCTGCTATGATTTTTGTGAAATACCACTCACCTTTAGAATTCAAAGAGGCAAGCATGTTTCCTGTATTATCGGAAACTGCAAGAACCGTGTCTCCACCAACCTCACTTGTAGATTCGATATTCAAATCAATATTTGAAAGATCAAATGAACCTCTTACCGTTCCATCTCTTCCAATTGAGAATAAAACATTATCCAAAGCATCTGAAATGATGAATAAGTCATCTGGGGTTGAGGAAATTGTATAAGGATTATTCGAGGTTTCTACTTTTGTTAAATTTGCGCCATCCCAAACATAAAGCCCTGCATCGTCTCCCCGAGCAATACGTACGGTAGAATTAGCAGGTACATTTATTTTATCTGCATCAAATAAGGCCATTGTTGCATAGCTATAGTTGCCACCTTGCGCCTCGACTAAATCAAGTGACATTTGACGAATATGATTGAGCAAAACGGTTAATGCATTTTTAAACTGTGATTCGGTGATAGTGTTCCCGATAAAATCGTAATCGCTCGGTACAGTCATTGGGTTACCCTCAAGAACAAAAAACCCCGCGAATGCGAGGCTTAGAAAGTTAAATTTGATTAAACGGATGTTTCAGGGATTGGTATAAAAGGCGCGCCGCGGAAACGGGAAAAGTTATTGAAGCGGTTCTGGCAAGTTTCCATACGCCTGTCGCAACCCGGATAAACCTTGATTCTCTGCCCCACCTCAGGATTTTCAAGTAATGGCAATGTAAGAAGCAGCACATCAAGCTCATGCAAACGAATCGTGCGTTTAAGCCCTTTGTTTCCACCTTCTAAAAACTCAATCACCCCTTGCGTGAACCAGCCCTGCGGCTGGTTGATATCACACAGGATCCGCGATGCAGTACTGCCAGCAGCAATCGTAGTTTCAAGCGCATAATTTTCACGATTCAAACCACAGGCGTGATCAAACAGTGTATTGCTGCAGCTCGGTTGGTATAAATTACGTGGCATCTGCACATTCAGTTCATCCAGATCTGATGCGACACTGGCCTGTATCGTATTGCGATCAAACTCAGGTTCAATAATCCGGCCTTCAAACAGCTTAATGGTTCCCGCGCTGGTATCGGTAGGTGTATTGGCATCCATGAAAATACGTTCAAGCTTGAAACGTGCACCGTCCATCTGACCATTGTGAAAGGCTTGGACAATACGCAAACTTTCAAAAGTTTGTTTATCTGTAACATCAATTGTTATAGATAAATTATCCACTTCTACACCCAATGATAATGTGATGCCATCCCGACTAATGATGGGACCATCAGAATGATAAAGTTCACCCGCAACAATGAGATCAAAGTCATAATTGGTGTATCTATAGATATCATTCTGGATCGTCGTGATCGTATATAGATCCGCCATCACGAACTGATTTGCATCAAGTAACGCGATCAGTTTTTCCGAAGCTGCTCTCATACTTTATTCCCCAGTGAGCCTACCATTTCAACTTTTCCAGCTTTCCAGAGTTTGCTCATAAAATTGGTGTACTGCTGTTCATCATCTGCAAAGCGGCAGCGATAATAATAGGTGCCACTGATCGTAATGGATTCACCCGCGGCCAATGGAATAGGCATCTGCAGCAAACCATTTGTAGTAATACCGAATTGAAGTAACCACATTTGACTTTCAGGATCTGACCACATCGGTTTTGATGCATTCTCACTCCACATCAACGGATCTTCACTCTGTTCCGCTTGGGTATGTTGTAAAGGGATCTGAGTGGTATTGATCTGCTTATAAAGCTGGAATGACGTTTGAACCCCATCGCCTACAAACGTGCACTGAAATTCATTGTCCTCAGGCATCTTGAAAAGAAATGAATCAAATGAGCCACGGCGCTCTAGAAAGAAACCTTCAAGTTGCTGTAATTCATTACGCCCCTTGCTCTCCCGAAGGAATGCAAAGGACATGCTGATCTGATATTTAGGTACTGCCTGATAACTAGCCCTTAGTTCTCGACCATTTACTGATTGCATGATCTTGGTATTGAACATGGGGGTTTTAGTTAGATCCCACTCTAGACCCGGCAGTTCAGGAAACAATACGTCTGACATGAATCCTCCTTATTTACCGTTTTTACCAAATCCACGGGCATAACTTTGCAAACCACTAGCAACTGCACGACCATTGCTCTTCAAGAGCCGTTGAATACTCTTGGCATCAATTGCACTAATATTAATGGTTGCTCCCGCACCTCCACCTTCAGCAACTGCAGCAGCTCCAAAGCTTGCCCCATTACGCAAAGCTTTACCCATTTCACGAATGGTATTCGCATGTTGGGAAGGTAAAACCATTTCATCTTCATGTAGCTGGGTAACCGGATTCACACCTGATGGAATGTCGTAACCGCCTCGAGCAGATTTAATCTTGCCCGCAAGACCAGCAACCAAGCCAAACGCAGCTGCACCGGCACCAACGGCAAGAATTGGACCGACATACGGAATTGCAACCATCGCTTTAAAAGCTCCGGCCATTGCTTCCCAAGCGGACATCATGATGCCTTTGATAGCTTCAGCTGCTTTTAATCCCAATCGAGCTAAACCACCTGCTGCAGTAACACTGGTACGTGTTGCCTCACCTGCAATGGTTGCCCCTGTTTGAGCAGCTTGGCCAGAAGCTTCTGCCGCCGTTTCAGTTTTGATGAATCCAAGCTTTACAGCCAATCGAGTAGCTAAACTCGCAGCGTATTTTTTCATTGGTGCTGTAATCATGTTTTGAACAAACTCAGCAGCCAATTCAGAGAATATGGCATTCATGGCACCTTTCCAGGTAAGTGTGCCATTCAACATAGCTTGGATGCCTTTATCCCAAAGGCTAGACATACGTGAAGTTAAACCACCAAACTTTTCCTCAAAATCAGCTAATTGAGCATCGTCCAACTTCTTGGGTTGATTTATATCGGAAAGGCTTTTTTGATGATCTAAAGCACCTAGGTTATTACTGGCTGTAGCAATGCCTTTTGGATCACCTGTCAGTGCACCTAATTGCATCTCAAGATCAAGTCGCTCTTCTAAGCCAATCCGTTTGACTGCAGTCAGCTTATCTTGAAGTTCTTTTTCAAGATTAACCTTGTCAACATTTGAAATTTTTCCAGCATCAAACAGTGCTTGAAGCTGAGCCATTTCAATTTCGTAAATACGATCAGCTAGGATTTCACGTCCTGATATCTCAAGCTCATTCAGGCTTAATCGGTGCTCAAGATTTTCAATATCAATTGCTTTGAGTTTGTCAGAAGCTTGCTGATTGGCCATGACAATTGCATTAATTTGTTCATCACCTGAAAGTGTCGACTTTTCAATTTCTTTAATGTCATTATCAAGATCAATAGCAATCTGCTTTCGTGCATCTGCATATTTATACTGAAGTGCAAGCTTTTGTTTTTCAGCCTCGTCAGCCTTACTAACCTGCTCCTGAAGTGTTTTTTCATACGCGGATGCATCTGTTCCCACCTTAACCCCATTAACACCAGCCATATAGCCTTTAACATTTTTGACATATTGACGGTTTACTGGACCAATACCGGTACCACGATCAACATTCCCTTCACCTGCATGATAAGCAGAAATAGCCTTGTTGATATCACCATACTTATCTAGCAAGAAACGCATGTATTTGGCTGCGCCTTCAGCTGCTTGTTTTGTGTCGAATGGATCAGATACGCCAAAGCGTTTGGCGGTCATATCCAGCATTTGAAAGTTGCCTTTCGCCGTGCCGTATTTAGTCTGAACGCCTTCAACATTTCGACCCTTAGTCTCTTGCATGTTAAGAGCTGATAGCATGCCACTCGGCAAGCCATACTTGGCTTCAAAGCCTGAATAGTTAAACTTTTCAGCATTCGCTTTTACACGCGCATTAACCTGTAAAATCTGTTGCTGTTTTTCAAGCTCCTTAGTTTGACGTTTTTGAGTCTCCTCAGCTTTCTTTTCAGCCTCCTCACGCGCTTCAGCTGCTTGTTTACGCTTCCAGTCAGCTTCTTCAGCCTGTTTAACAGCTTCAGGCATTGCGCCGTCTTTAGCGGAGTATCCCATACCAGCCTTATCACGAGCATCTGCCATGTGCTCAGCACGCTCACGCGACACACCTCCAACTTTCATGTTGTGTTGAATATAGCGTTCTCGTTCAGACTGTTTGTTGGATTCACGAACATATTCCATTTGCTTTGCAGTCAAATTGGCTAATGCATTCGCTTTATCATTAATCGAGTCGGTATGGCTTTTGTTGTCCTTAGTGCCTTGCTTAACAACGTCGTTGTAAGTTTTTAAGACACCTTGCGCATCAATGACCGCTTTACGCTCTTTATTAACAGCAGCTGCTTTCTCATCAATGCCTGTTTTGTGCTTAGCCTCAACAGTTCGAAGATTGTTGATACCAGTAGCCAACTGATCCGCATTTAGTTTGCCTTGCAAATATTGGTCATATAAGTCTTTCGCCGTCTTCTTATCAGCCTCAGAAGCATCAGAGTGACTAATAAGCGCACGCACCAAGCCTAGTAATGCAATTTCCTGTTTACGGAATCCTTGTTCAGCTTTTGCTAGATCCGCTGTGGCTTGTCGCATCAATACACGCTGCTGAGCCTTATCAAGCTTTTCATATTCCTCACGGAGTTGAGCAACTGTTTTGCCTTGTGTGCTTAAAGCAGGTACAGCTTCATCACTGCTTCGTTTCATGTAAAGAAATGCAGCACCTGCCGCTACACCTTGAAGTGCCAACATACCTAGGCCAGCAGGTCCACCGAGCAATGCTGACGCACTACGCAGTACACCCATTGCCGTAGCAGTACGCATCGCTTGACCCTGAAGCGCAGACAATTGCATTTGATAAGCCATGCCTTGGGCAACGCCAATCACAAACTCTTTAGTCAATACGGCGCATTGAACAACTAATTTTGCTGAAATAGCGGCACCTAAAGCGATGACTACAGCTTTGATATTGTCAAAGTTTTGCGCAATAGCTGTCACCGCAGGCGTTACTGAATTGATCAGCATTGCCTGAAAACCTTGGAACTGAAGCTCTAGTGTGTAAAGATTTTCTTTAGCTTTACCGAGGTTGTTCACCATATCTTTAGACATGATAGCGCCAGCATTCTTGGCTTCCTCACCCCATTTTTTAAAGCCCACACCACCGTCTTTGAGTAGTGGAATAAGCAAACTGCCATCATTGACGATCTGCTCCATGTAGGTGATCGTTTCAGCGTGCGATAAATTGGCTTTTTCCAATCCATCGTAATATGCTTGGATAACTTCTGGACCACTTAAATCTTTGAACATATCGATGGTCACACCAATTTTAGGCGCAACCTTTTCAAAGAAGTCCATCATTTCGCCTTCACCACGGCGTGCTTCACCGAGCCGATCTAGCGCATCCTTACCCATCATGCCGAACTGTTCTAATGACAATCCAGCTGTTTGAGCACCCTTGGCAAAGTATTGAAAGTCTTCTACCGATTCACCCAGCATGTCAGACATTTTCTGAACTTCAGAAGCGGTGCTAATGGCATTACGAGTAAAACTGACCAATCCATCTACAGCTAAGGCTGAACCAATACCCGCAGCAATTTTTTTACCAAGGCCCAGCATTTGTGTTGAGATATTGCTTGAGAGATTATCAAAGGTTTTTTGAACACCAGATACATCAATCTGAAAGTCCACTTTTTTACCTGTGACTTCAATCTCCTGCGCCGTATCTTTAACAATACTTTCGGCTTCATTCATGCCTTTTTTAAGTTCGGAAGTTTTCGCACCAACGTGCACTTCCACTCGATTGTTGCTCATAATTCCTATCTCACAGGCATAAAAAAACCGCCGTGAGGCGGTTGTTGTGTTAGAAAATTATTTTCGCTGTTCTAGCAGTGATTGATGTGTAATTCTCCAAGGCTCAAACCTTTCTCTTTCAAGCTTGTAACGAAATTTATTTGCCGGAAAATTACTTCCTCCATCCTCACCACCATATTTGCTATCTGCATAATCCCAACTTATAACTTCAAAAGTATTACTATCAATTTTCTTAATAGATTCAATATACTTATAGTTCAGGCCAATATTTTGACCAAAAGCATAATCACTTTGAATTGTATAAGGCTTCCAATCACCACCATATTTAGCAACTTCAGTAACATAACCAGATAATGTACCTGAGCCTCCAGCACACCCCATGTCACCACCCCATAAAATATAGAAAACAAAAGACCTATCTTTAAGATTGTACTCAACAGTATGGATATCTTTTATTGTTGTTGGATTACTGTTTTCAGGGTCATTTTCAAATGATGTCATACAAGCAACTAAGCTTGTATATGTTTTCATCATATTGAAAATTTTTTGCTTTTCTTGAATCTCAGATGTATTTGAAAAAGCCGAATGTGATGTAAGCATCAGTCCTAAAAAAACTAATAAAATCTTTCTCATTAGAAAATTATTACCTGTAAAAAATTAAGTTAGTCCTGCTCTGTGTGCTTTAATTCAATTTTAGTTCCATCTGTAAACATGATTACTGATGGTTTAAACTCAAATTTGATTTTGTCTAAATCCGTATTCAATAGCTTACTATCCTCTGCCATGAATTCATTATAATCCGTACTTCCTTCATACTTGGCAGTTGATTTAGCTTTAACACCATCATCGTATGAAAGAGTTAAATTTTTAATAGTGTCACCAAACATATCTTTAAAAGATATTATCCCTTTAAATCCTGCGATATCTTTATCACTATGGTTTTCAAAAGCTAGTTGGAATTCGATATCAGTAATTTTATCAATATATTCATAACGAGCATGCCCAGACTTGGAAACAATTGCTGCTGTAAGAATTCCATCCATTTGTTTTTTGACAGCTGCATTTTCAGCTTCAATCTTTGCTTTTAATTCAGCCTGAGCTTTTTCCTTAGCATCTTTGTCTTCTAGCCATTTTTTTTGTTCTTTAATAGCTTCGCCTACTGTTGTTCCAGCTTCAATACCATCTCCACCGAAAGCAGCTCCCATCCCCTTACGCATCAAGTATTGTGTAAGTAACTTTTTATCTTCTTCATTCAACTTTTCAATTTGAGGTTTGAGCTCTTCCCATTTCTCTGGATCTGTAGGAATTTGAGCTGATTTTGGATTGCTGCACCCAACTAAAAAAAGTGAACCGTACCGGGTTTGTCGGAGACTTTTTTATTTAAGTTAAGCCACCTGACCTAACGGGTTAATC